TCCAAGCAAATCGCCCAGCTCGCCCTCTCCGACATCGAAGTCAAAATTGCCAAAAGGCGGGCTGGCTTCTTCGTCTCCGACAAAAGGATAGCCGACTACATCCCCCAGTTCCTCTCCCATGTCAGAGTCCATGTCAAGCCCTCCACGGCCTTACGCTATGTCCAGATCATCAACCATCTGTCCGACTTCCTGGACATGCTGGAGGACCCCCTAGTAAAACTCTCCCAGATCACCCCTCCCCTCATCGAGCAATACAAACTCCACCGCTTGGGCTTCGTCAAGCCCCAGACGGTCAACTATGAGCTCACCTGCCTGCACCACTTCTTTAGATACGCGGTGGAGATGAAGTACATCCAGTCCAATCCCACCCAGGAGATCAAAAAAATCAGGAAGCCCCAGAGGAAAGCCCCCCGGTTTCTCACTCAAGAGGAAATAGCGAGATTATTGACCAAAGCTAATCCCAGCTTAAACAATATAATAAGATTTCTCTTAAACACAGGACTGAGGTGGGGGGAGCTCCGCTCTCTCGAGTGGAATGATATAGACTGGAACGAGAGGGTGATTCACATAAGGATAAAGGAGGACTGGAGCCCAAAGGGAGGGGAGAGGAAGATCCCGATGAATAATACCATTATATCTATAGTCAAGTCTCTCCCGAAACGAGAAGACTTTATATTTACCACCAAAACAGGCTCGCAGGTGAGGCAACAAAGCACATGGACGGCCTTCAAACTAGCCTGCCGGAAGGCAGGGATTGAGAATGCGACGCTTCATTCTCTTAGACATACTTTTGCCTCACATCTAGTGATGGCGGGGGTGGACCTGGCGACGGTGAGTAAGCTATTAGGGCATAAGGATATTTCGACCACGATGATATACTCCCACCTCTCGCCAAATCACCTTCAGCAGGCGGTTGAGAAGTTAAGGCTGTGAAAATACGCACAGGGATACCGCAAATCGGTGAGTTCTTGCCTTGGGGTAGGGGATACTACTCTTGGATTTTTATGGCAGTGAACAAAAACTGCAAATAGCTGATATGTCTGCAATCTACTTAAAGTCAAGCTGATTTTTTCTCCCTAAAGAAATATAACTTTCCATGCTGAGCAGACAGCCTCAGCTTGGCTACCCAACTCGGGGGATTATGGATAATGCTCTCATCTATGTAATAGAGAGCCCCGCCGGTGTTATCCTGGACCTGTCTCCTCAAAACAAGGTAGGCGGCTATGTAGCACTCCAGCCAGATGTCGACACTCTCATACTTCAAGGGACTGTGTATCTTTTTGTAATTGACATTTTTCCTGCGCCAGCAGGTGAACTGCCAGGGCTTGCGCACTACGTTGGGGATGGTATAGCCGAAGTAATACCGATGGGCTTTCTTGCGGTTGACAATCACATGGACTACGCCAAGCTTGGCATTCCACGGTTCCCCCCTGGCTTCGCCGAATACTGTCTGCGCAACATAAATCACATCCGGATCATCCTTGCCTGCGGGCAAGGGGATTGCAGTAGCCATGATAAGACCCCCTAACGTTGCTATGATAATGCTGGTTTTTAGTATCATTGCGATGCGGGGCGGGGAAAACCGTCTGTGAGATTAAAAGGAGGAAAGCCTCACAGAGGAAAAGCCGCCCCGCCTAATTATTCTGGTCTAAATTCAAATGAGAAGCCCCAATAGAATTCTCCTTCGCAAAGATAAAAAGCAGGTCGGAATCTCCTGAACATCTCCCACATTCCACCGACAAGAGTTAGCTCGTACTCAACTCCTATGAACCATCTTGCTGGTTCTTCATTACCAAACACAGCTCCCCCAACCACATTGAAGTTTTGTTTTGGAATGTTCTCAAAGAGAGTCACTTCTGCTCCGATCCTTCCATTTCCATGTTTTCTGTTGAACATCAGTACTGGTTTTCCCGTTTTCGCTAATCGAGCGAGAATCTCCGCCACATAGTCAACTCCCTCATCAAGATAGTGAATAACATTAACTGGCTCTGATTTTATTGGCTCCGTTTGAAGTCGTTTTTCATTCGCTAGGACTATTGACTGACCAACAAGCATTACCAATATCAGAATGCCTACCACATATCTTTTCATAACCTTTTCCTCATTACCATTTTGATAATTTTCCCAAACAACGCTCCACCCGCCTCGATTACTTCTAGCCATTCCTTTCTCAGTTTCTCTGCATCTTCCTTGGTCGGCTCTTCTTTACTCAAGAATTCATCAAGAGCCAGGAAGCCTTCACCTAGTTCTTTACAGAAAGCACGCAGTTCAGCTTTTTTCCCTCCTATATAGGACACCACGACACCCGCCACAATCAGTATTATCCATAACATTGTGTTATCCATCTGTTTCTCACCTCCTACATATCATACGCGGCCCACGCCGTATGAAGAATTTTCATAAAATAGTCTAACTCAATGTAACCGAAACCTTCAGCTCCCCAGTATTCGCCCCAGCTATTCTTAATCTTGACGAACTTATTATCATATGCTACGACCAGCACTGCGTGGTAGCCGAGAATCCTAGCGAAGCAGCAAGGTTTTTTGATAATGCCATCTTCTCCTACAGAGAACCAGGTCGAGTAAACTGCCATGCCCACTGCTACTGGCCCAGTCTCGTGCAGCCCCCGCTTAATCAATCGAATGTCTTTCCTGGGAATTACCAAGCTGCGATATTTTTCAATGCGATATTCATAGGCATCTTCGGCTGCTTTTATATCTGGCTCCCCCTTTTCTCCGGGGACGTATGGCCAGAATTTTTCTTCGCAGATGCCATGTTGATACAAGGCTTTCATGGCTCCCCGAATGCTCGTGCCTTCATAGTCTATGCCAGGCCATTCGTCATGCTCTTTAGCCCACTCATAAATCCACCGTTCAGATAAGTCGAATGATCTACCGTATTGTTTCCATTCCTGAAATTCCTTGAGGGCAGTTACAGCAAAGCCCACGCAAGAACCCTCATTCCCCTGGTCTCTAATCTGAGTAAGCTGTTCCGTCCAATCGACCTTTTTAGGTAAATCGTAATCTGGTATCGGCACAAATAAATCTCTCTCATCTGGCGGTTCAGGTCTATAACCTAAACGATGTTCATTCATTTTTTCTGTACCTCCTCTTTTTTATCCTCAACCCACACTCCTTTGTCGTTCTCCTTGATGTTGTGGGCCATCTGATAAAAAACTTCTATTCTTTCAACGTGATAATGTATGTTGCGAAGTTCAGTTAGTATCTGTTCTAATAATTGTTTTTGTCGCATTTAATTTATCTTCTTTTGAAGTTCTTTGACTTTCTCTTCCAACTTTTTTCCCATCTTGAGAAATTCATCTTTATGGATTTTCTTTTGTCCGCTTGTTAAGCTTAATTTTTCTGACCACCTTTCAGCAATAAATACTGCTTCCCGAAACTCTACTGTCAGATCCCAGATCTCATGGCAGATTTGTTTGATCTCCTTTAGGTTTGTTGTCATTTATGCCTCCTTGACTTTTCCCTATTTTTATGCTAAATTTTAGACTATGATAAGAATTGTTATCTGTATCTTAATATCGCTAATTTTCTTAAGCCCTAACATCGTTTCGGGAAAGAGCAAAATAGTTGACTTCTCTCTTGGCTGTGCAACAAGTCTTCTAATCCACGAGGCAGCCCACTGGATAGTCGGAAATACTACGGGTGAATTCACCTTTGAGCCCGATAAAAATGGGTGGCCAGTAGCAATATACGAAGGGGACAATGAGGGTCTGTTCAAGACAGCTTCAGCGGGGTTCATGAGTACTCTTCTCTTACGAGAATATTATCTTCAAAAGAGGCCAGAGGGGGACATTTGGCAAGGGATATTCTGGGGTTCGGTCTGCTTCGACCTTCTTTATTGTTTGGAAGACGGTGGCGATTTTCGGTTAATGAGCCGATCATCCAGAGTTAGTGTAGGGACGTTGCATACGATTTTGGTCACTTTGACTGCGTTGGACATTTACAGATATTATCACAATGAAAGGGGAATTTCGTTTTCAATTCTCCCGAAAGCTGTCAGTTTTGGTCTCGTGCTGACTTTCAAGTAAATTGAGAAAGAGCAAATCAAATAACTATTTATTATCTTTTATGCGGTATCCACCCCAAAGGGAAATTCCTCCAATATCTTTCTTCCAATCTTTATGCCCAACATCAACAGAGCTTATCCTACCCTCAACAAAGAAATGGTCCTTAAAATTGTAGCCTGCTATGATATGAGGGCCAAAAGCCGGATAGCCTATGGTTCTATTTACCCCCCACGTTCGCCCCACTATCTTCGCTGTATAAACTCCCAACCCGATGCCAAAGTAGGCTTTTTTCTCTGGATTAGGAAAATAGAGGAGATTGATAGTAACAGGCATTACCTTCCAAGTTGCGTCCATCAAGGGTAATATAGCCCTAGATTTAGAGGAATATTCGAATCCACCTGAGATACCGTAAGGCTTTCTGGGAAATAGATAGGAGCACTCAATTCCAAAACTGGATATGCCTCTAAAAATATCCCTTGCATCTGAATCACTTGGCACGAATAGACCTAACTTTACCCTGAGTTCAAAATGAATTGCATTCTCTTTTGTCTCTTGGGCAAAAATAGGCACACTTAAAAATATCCCTAATGCTGTTACCAAAACCAAAATCTTTTTTACCATGTTATTCTCCTTTTTTTTAAGCTGTTAAATCTGCCTTTACTAAAACATGGGCTGCGATTCTTGTTAATTTGTTACTCGTGAATTTTATTTGTTTGATCCCTACTCCGCTAACGTGGGCGGTAATATCTATGTCTGTTTGATTGCTTGCATATTGTCCTATCGAACCGCCGTATCCAGCTCCGTTGTCCACATATACATTGATCGTGGGTGACTCTGCTTTTTCATAAATCCCGAAAGTTAGGCTATGGGTGTGATTACTGACCGTATGAGTATGGGATGGACAATAGTGCGTATGAGAGCCACTACCGCTGATATTAAGATTATGAGAATGATCACCAGCACCATAGGTCGTATCCGTTGTTTTCCAATAGTCATGCGTATGGACGCCGTCTGGTTCAGGCCCACCCGTATCCGTATTTATAAAACCTACTGTGTGGCTATGAGTACCTCCACTAGCAGTTGACCCAGGATGGCTGTGAGATTTTGAACCGCTGGTCTTCCCCCCGCCGCTCGGCGTAGTATGCCCCCCTCCCGACGGCACTCCCTTTGCATAAGCCCTGAAGTTCCTTATCTTGAATGAGAGCTTAACGTTCACTATGGCCGTCATCTCCGAGACAATCTCAAAGAGCATTTCTAGGGGATATGTAGCATCGAGCGAGTCCTGATCCGAGAAGACGTAGGTATTGCGAAGCTCGTGGTAATGCTCGGCCCAAATGCTGTTTGCCCTCAGCATGGGGGTCTCTATGGCATCCCTCCCGATGTGGGTATGCTTTATCCCCCCCTGCTGGATTCCGGCCCCGCTTGAGAGGTCGGCATCCCTTGAGAGTCCGGCGATGGCGAACTCCTGCAGCATCCTTCGCTGTTTTAATAGCTCGTCGGCAAAGGATTTTGCCATCTCACCCAGCTCGAAGCTAACTCCCAACTTCATATCCGGGCTCAGGCGGTATCTCGTAGCTTTTATGGGATAGTCGAAATACGAACCACCGTCCTGGCTGGTGAGCCTGATCTTGCCCCGTGGGAGAATCTTCTCGCTAATGGTGTCTAATTCAAGGACTCCCCGTCTGATCGGGTCTTTTACCTTGTTCAGTTTGGAGGTTGCCCAGCGGGTAATGTCTCCCACCTGCCACTCGTAAACCTCAAACCTGTTCACTCGCCAGTGATATTCCTTCCCCGCCGTCAACTCCACCCTTACATACCTGCCTATCGTCGGCACGAAAGTAATCATCACATCCGCAGTCCCGAAGTCCTCCACTGCGGCAAATACTTCTATCTCTTCTCCAGTAAAGTCCCCTGTGGAAGAGATTAGGATTTTGAACCTGTCGGCATATGAATAGTTTTTTTCCTTTGCAGAGTTTGCGGAATCCACCCTCACTTTTCCGAGATAATTTTTCACTGCTCCTAAGTCCACTTGGATGTAATGCCCCACCCCCTGGTTAGCCCCGCTGTCCCATTCCGTCGTGGAGTTGCCATCGGTCATGTTTACGGGCGTTCCTGCGACCGGGTATGTCGTGGGGGTTATTGCGAAAGCAAGATCGCTCCCGAAGCCTGGGATGCACTCAGGCAATTGTAAGTTGTCCCTGCGGATTCCGTACTTCTCCTGGGAGCTCCCCATGCCTGAATCCTTCACTGTGAGAAGATAGTTATCCCCGCTCGTCATCTCACCCACAAGGACATCATACTCGTTGATAATTTCGTCCAATTCCTCGTCAGGTTGGAAGAATCTCACTCCCTTCCCGATCCAGTATCTTTTAACTATCTCATTGGAGATCGGCCTATAATAAAACTCCTGCTCTTCATCAACTCCGATCTCATAATCAGTCGCTATCGTTTTCAGGTCGTTAAATACAGACTTCGCCTTTTTGCGATTCCACTCTAATTGAACACACGAATAAGGAGGATCGGTTGGTATGATTTTTGATGAACTCATTTATGCCGCCTTCTTTATGTCAGTCTTTCCGATAATGTAATTATCGAGAATGTCTTCTGTAACCACAGAAAGCTCATCCCCTATATAAGTCTCCTTGATAGTCTGCCAATTTGCTTGTTCCCAGAACCCCCATCCCCGGTACTCGTAAGTTGCCTTAGTCCCTATTTTCGGCAGTTTCGTAATATAGCCCGTAAACCATTTCTCCTCATAGAGGTAAATCTCGCACTTGTAGTTGTAGTCAAGGCTCAAATCCTCGGATGTAGTAAAGCCAAAGAACCCGCATCCCCCGTCCTGCAGAAACTCGAACTCCAAGCCCGGGTTGATCAGAGGGAAGTTCTGGGTCTTGGAGGAGATGATTCTCACGAGATTGTCGTCCCTGTCGTAGAACTTCAACTCCACGATGAATTTGTAGACCTTCGCCTCGTGTATGGGAATGAAGCCAATTTTCTTTAGAAGAATGCCGTATATAATCGAGGTGTGCGAAGGCGTGAAACCAAGTTTTAATGCGTGAGACCCGAAAGTTGTGGAGCTGTGGGATGGCACAAAGCCGAGTTTTAACTCACATAATAACCCTAAAGGACCCAGCACTGATGATTGAACAAAGCCCAGTTTTATCAATTCTGTACTACGAAGCTCTGATATATGAAGGGGAACAAGGCCGAGTTTTTTTTCAGACGCTACGCCTAGTGCTCCAAATATATCATCTAGATAGAATATATTAGTCAGACCATAAGAGAGAGCAAAGCCTAGCTTTTTTAATAAAGTCCCATAGACTACAGAACTATGAGATGGTATTAAGCCTAGTTTTAATGTTTGCGCGCCGTAGAGGTCTGAGGTATGGGATGGGACAAAGCCAAGTTTTAGTTCATGTACTAGCCCGAAGGGACCCAATACTGAGGACTGAACTAAACCAAGTTTTAGAGCATGTGAGTCATAAGTCGTGGAGCTGTGGATGGGCACTAAACCAAGTTTTTTTTCAGACGCTACGCCCACCCCTGCAAATATATCATCAAGATAAAATGTATTATCTGGCACTACTTCCCCCTTTAATCAGCATTTACTATTGTTATAATAATCTGGTCAATAGCGTCTTTATCTGCGTTAGCCACCCCCGATATATTCCAGACCACTTTCTGCCAGGTGTTAGCCGCTAGTATATTGGGCGTAATTTCTGTCGTAACCCCTCCGCTGTCGTGAATCCCAATCTTAATATTTTGCCCCGTTCTTGCGGAACGAATCCAAAATTCAATGGCATTTTGGCCCGACAAATCTATCGTCGGGTCTACTGTGCGGGTGAGGGTGTCGTTTAAGCTATCGGTTGCTTTGGCTATTCCCTTTAGTGAGTAAGTCCCTTCCACTATGATGGTGGATTCGGAGTAGCATTGAGTATGCAGGGCATATATTCTAAAATAGGGTATATATAGATTTGTATAGATTATCCAATTAGTAGCATGGTCAGTACTTGTGCCGTTTTTCCCCGTTCCGTCGTTATCTCTTGTCCATTCCCAATAGTTGTCATTTGCCTGATCGGGAATATAACAAACTAACCAATATGTACCTGCTGGAAGAGTAAAGGGAGCAAAGGAACATTTATTCCAAGCTGGTTGAGAGATGCTTGCATTGGCTATTGTCCCGGTGGCATTGGCATGAGCAAGAGTTCCAGAGGGTTCTCCTCCAACCTCTGTCTCAATACGAAAAGTCATGTCGCCAGCGGGAGCACCAATTACACCCTCTAAATAAATTGATGCGGCTGAGCAAATTATATCACCAGACGTGATAAATTGTACGCTCTTCCAATAATCAATTCCGCTGTCATCTCCTATTCCATGAATAGCATCCCCTCCAGTTTCAAAATTTTGGTCTACAACATCTGGGTCATTACTCACATAAGCCTCCTGAGCTAGCTTATGAGTTGGATATTCCATCAAATCGAGAGTTACTGGCATAATTCCTCCTTAGACATTAAAATAAACTTCTTTCTAAAGCATCTTTTTTTGCTTTTAAGCTGACTCTTCTGTTTCTAATTTAAACGTTAGGTCATACTGTTCCCCCTCACCCAAAACCACATCGTCAATCACAACCCGGCACATAAGGTCGCCGCTTGCGTATTCGGTGTTGTTCTTAGTAACGCAATATTCCTTGATGGTGTCGGCGGTCAGGGTGCCGTTAATCTCGGCATAGGTGAACGAGTGGTTGAAGACCACCTTATAACTCGCCTCGTATGTGGGGGTCACGGTCACGTAGATAGCGTTTCCTACTAGCACGTGCTGGGTTGCAACAGCGGGGGTATCGTCATCCCCCACGCCCATCCCTAGCCAGTTTGCAGGGTCAGGTGAACTAATATTACCGATTGCCTTGACTACCTTCTCCAAAAAGTCATTTAATAGACAACTACTTGTTACTGCCATTTTACTTACCTCCCTCTTCTTTCAAATCTTTTAGTTCGTTGATGATAATCTTTATTGCTTCTAGGGTTAAACTATCCCAGTTGATTTTTTCTCCTTCAATCTTCTCATAACACTTCCTCTGAGCTTGGGTGATAGAACTCAAAAGTGTCAATCTCTCTTCTTGCCTCTTTTTTCTTTCCATTAATTCTCCAGCTACCTCTTCCAAACTCATTCCCTGGACATCTATCCGCTTTATATTGCCTTCCTTGTCGTAATGGATGCCCAGTATTTGCATCTTATAACCCGCTTTACTTCCCATCTTAAAACCTCCTTTATAAGTATCTCTTCCTAAATTTAAACTCGCAAACATTAGTCCCTGGTGTACCCGTCAAAGTTACAACAATTGAGTTATTACCACTCTTCAACTCAAAGAACGTCCCTGAAAAATGAGCTATGTCGTCAGCCGTATCCAGAGTGCAGGTTGCATTTTTACAGTCTATTTCTACTACTTTACCGACAGTTAATGCACTGGCCGGCTCGTATTCAAAGTATTTACTGCTATCAGTAGAGTTCTCTATCTTGATTTTCGTGATACTAGCCCCCGCCCCTACTGTGAACGTGATTATAGGACTACATTCTATATCCCCTGCGTTGTTGACCGTGAAGCTTTCCGGCGACTCGTCCACCGTGTGCGGGTCTGTGGTCTCGTCCTTGTAGTATCGAAGGGGGTCAACACAAATAAATTCAATTTCTACCTCAACCACAGTAAGCATCCCGAGATAACCCATATCAAAATTCCTGCATTCTATATTATAAAATTCATTGGCATTTTGAGTCCCGTAGAGCCTCAAATTTTTCGTATAACAGGCTTTCGTCATCAATTTACGCTCGGTCTCCATCAGGGCCTGGCTCACCTTTTTAAAAATGCCGTGGACTATCAGCGCCCGGGAGGTTATTTTTTGGTCGCCAGCGATTACCCCACCGTGAGCACTCACCCTCTCCTCTGTGTCCATGCGTGCAGTATAAGGTTCATCAATGAGCTCTATCCCCGAAGGAAAGGTATATATAGTTGTGTTTCCAGTGTCTTTTAGGATTACCGACATTAGATGCCCCTTATCTTTTTCTCTATGGTCTTGGTCATGGTATCTTCAACCAAACCTACTAATTCCTCGACATCCGCTTTGGTGTTCAGGTTCTGCACCCTCATTACTACTGCCCCTCGTTGGAAGGTTACATTTCCTCCTCCCCCAGCCTTTCCACCCGCTCTCCACTCCCTCGCCTGCCGAGGATTAAGGATCGCCTCTTTTTTATGAACAATAACGGGCATAGTTCGGGGAATGTAGGGGATCCCTATTTGAGCAGTAGGGATTGAGGGAGCGTGGTAACTTCCGAAGATGTCGAAATACTGAGTGCCAATCAAAGGGATTGAGGGCATGTGGAGTATGCCCCAAATATCAAATTCAATGTCCTCGGGGATCTCTTTGAGCTTGGCGTTGATTTTATCCACCATATCGTTTATGGCATTGATTATATCCTGGGCCATGTCCCTTATGGCCTGAACTATCTCATCAGTCATCGTATTTATCGCACTAACCATACCTCTTGTTGCTTCCTCTATCGCACCTGCCATATCCTCCGCCGCATCTTCTATGGCCTCCGCTGTGCCCCTCATGGCATCCTCCATCGCCTCGGCTGCTACTTCTGTGGAATCCCTCATCTCCTCGTTGGCTTCTTCTACCGTTTCCCTGGTCTCATCGGTTGCTGCTTGCTTTCTTCTTTCGGCATCCTCATAAGCTTCCACACTTTCCTTATAGTTTTCCAACATCTGGTCGAGTTCCGCCTCTAGTTGTCTAGCTCTTGCGCTATGCCCGTGTTCTTCTCTTTCTATCTTTAATTCAAGGAATTTAATCTCAATTTCGGTAAGAGCTATTTTTCTTCTGAGAAGTTCACTTTCTCTTCTGTAGCCTTCCTCTATCATCTCTAATCGAGAAACTGCTCTGTCTTTATCCCTCGCTGCTTTTTCTGCTTCCGATTCTTCAGTCTTGGAAATTTCCCCTCTCTCAATTTTTCCTCTAGTCTCAGCAGAGAGATTCAATAGCTCATCAAGGCTCAATTCTCTCAGCATTCGATAATCATAATAATTATCGAGCTCTGCGATCAGCTGCTCCCTGGTGCTTTTTTGCAGGTCAATCTGGGACTGGTACAGTCCCTCTAATTTATACTGGGCATCCTCGATTGTTTTTGATATGGCCAGGCCTGCTCGATTAAATTCTGTTTCTAGCATGTCTGTGAAGCCTCTTATGTTCTCTCCCATTTCCATTGTAGTATGCGCAAAATTTCTTCCAATCCTGCCCCAAGCGGTCTCGAAATGCCTAGTCGTCTCCCTTATTCTAATCCCCAGAACTTTGACAACTGTAACAACTCCTGCTACAGCCAAAGCTACCTTGTTTCCAGCTTTAGCAGCTTCTATCGCCCATTCGATGAAGGCTTTTATCACGGTGCTATACACGGCATCGGCGAGGCTATTTAGGGCAGACGCTACAGATTGCATGCCAGCTATAATGCTGACAACTGCATCGACAAAAGCAGACTTTATACTAGAAACAAAACCATCCCATATCTTTTCAATGTCTGTCTTCCACATATTCCATCTATCATACGATTCTTTCAAGTTTTTCTTCTCTTCATCACTCAGATTTTTCCACCACGCCACAAACTCATCCAAATTTCTTAATCTGAGACCCTTTACTCCATTAAAAAATTCATTCCAATTCTCAAACCTTTTTTCCAGCTCATCTCTTAGTTTTCGAGTTCCCTCTTCTTCTTTTTGTTTTCTGAACGCTGCAACCCATTCTTGTATCTCTTTTTCAGTCCAACCTTCTTCTCTATATTTTTTAATTCTCTTATCAATTTCAATTTTTAAAAGAGCGGTTTCGTCTTTCATTAACCTTGCCATTTCTTCACGAAATGCTAACTCAGCAGCCTCTCTTTTTTCCAATGCTTTCTTGTGTTCTTCCGCTTTCTTTTCCGCCTCATCCTTAGCTATTTTTTCTCTCTCCTCAGCTTCTTCTTTTTCCTTCTTGGTTTTCTCCTCTTCAAGCTTAGCATGACGAGCAGCTATTAACTTCTTAATAAGTTCATCGCTAACATTACTTTCCTTCAGTCTTTTTATATAGTCATCAAAGGCTTTCTGTTCTATTTCCTTTCTTGTATGAGTAAAACTGAATACTTTACCGGTAACCTCTTTCTCTAACCTTATACGTTCCTTAGCTGCATCTTCTGCCAGCTTCTTCTTTTTCTCCGCTTCTTTTTCAGCTTCCTTTTTCCTCTTCTCAGCTTCCTCTAGCTCTTTTTTGGTGATTTCTTCTTGAATCTTAGCTCTACGAGCCGCAATAAGTTTCTGAATCAGCTCCTCGCTAACTCCCAGTTCCCTTAATCGTTCCATTCTCTCGTCAAAAGCCTTCTGGTCAATTTCCATTCTCGTGTGAGTCAGTTCGAAAATCTCTTGAGTTAATGCTCTTTCTGCTTCCGCAATCTCTTCAAGTCTCTTCTTTTCCTCCTCACTAAGTTCCTTAGTTTTCCCCTTGAGATCCTCCAAAGCTCCACCAGCAGTTATGCTCGCACCGACAATTGTATTCCCCATTTCATTAGCAGCATCGGTAACCTTCACGAGCTCGGCATCAACTGCCGTAAGCTTTTCCTTCAGAATTCCTTTGGCTTTGTCCAGATTAATTCCTATAAGGTTTGGAATTTCTGTAACCGTAGCCTCGAATCCTTCAAGAAGAGGAGTCCAGTCAGGCGGCTCAATCTTCTTCAGCCAGTTCTTAGGATTGAGTTTAGCCCCAAGGTACTTAACCCAATTTGCTATATTAGCCCCTAAATTCTTGAGAATCGTCCCCACGGCAGAAACAATATCTCTAAAAACATTAGGAAATTCAACGCTGAGCCAGCCAAGGAAGGTACCAATATTCGCACCAACCGCCTTAAAAACTTCTGCAACCACCCTGCCGAAGAACTCAAGATAGGCTCCTGTTTTTTGTATAGCTCCTCTAAATTGCTCATTAGTCTTGTAAAAGTAGATAAAGGCCGCAGTAGCTGCTATTATTGCAGCCGTGACCCATCCTATAGGGCCAGTGGCAACATGGAAGGCAACTCCAATTGCCGTGATAAGAGGCGGCAAACTAGGTAACATTATAAGCAACGGACCAAGAACTAAAAGCAGACCTCCTATTACCGCTGTAGTTTTGACTATTACTCCCGCAAGCACTGGATGTTCTTTTGCCCAGTCTGACATTCGCTTCACAATCTCAGTAATCCGCTCAATCAAGGGAGTTACCATTGGCAAGAGCCTATCACCTATCTCCGAAGCCAAAACGCTTATTCGTATCTTTGCCTGATTGAAGGCGAATCCGGCTTTATTAACACCTTCTGTCTGCTCCTTGAAGGCTATATCAGTCTGGTCTGTGACATCCATCATAGCTTTGAGCTTTTGAGTATAGGTATCGGCTTGCGTTCCAGTCAAGGCCAGTGCTAATGTCTGGCCTTCTATCGAGGAAATGTATTTCTGTAGTGGCATATTTGAAGCATCAGCCATATTTTTGACAAGTTCGAGAGACCCTGCTAAGCCTAAATCGGCAAGCATAGCCTTTCCGCTTACATATCCCTTCTTTTCAAAAAGTTTGGTCATATCAGCAGTCGGTGACATCAAAGACTGCATTATTCCTCTTAATTGCGTTGACACCTCGGCAGCCTTACCTGTAACTCCCGTTCCAGTAGCCATTACCGCAAACAATTCTTCCTCGCTTACTCCCAATTCAGCGGTCAGAGGAATCACACGTCCAATACTAGCTTCAAGTTGAGGAAAATTAGTTTGCCCTAATTTGACCGTCATAAAGGCCAAATCACTGGCTTTTTGAACTGCTTCTTTTGAAGTATCACCATATCCCTTAGTAACAGCGGATAGAAGATTGATTGCCGATGTAGTATCAGCTACACCAGCCGTGGCTGCTTTGGCTGCTATCTTAAGAATAGCTACCGTATCAGCGGTATCACCAAAGGCGGATATGACCTGATAAGCACCCTGCGCCAAATCCGCCGTATCCTTTCCCACAGTCACAGCCATTGTCCTGATTGCGCCCTTGAGTTCGATTACTCGCTTGGTAGCACCCGGGATCAGGGTGGCTATATTAGCCATCTCTTTATTAAAATCAATTGATGATTTTACTGCTAAACCCAATGCTGCTGTAATAGCTCCTCCTGCCACAGTCATACCCATACCGACTTTTCTAAAGGTGGGAGCTAGGGCCTTAAATTTCTGTTGCATACGATCCGTCGAGGTTTTAACCGAGGACTCCATAGTCTTTAAATCTTTGGCGAATTTCGCCTGTCTGGTATCAACCTCAATATAGGCTTCAGCAATTTTCAAGTCTTAATCCCCTTCCTTAATAGTTTTTGTTTTCGAACTGTAGCCATAGCTCTAAGTCTTTTGATTCGCTGATCTTTACTTTCTTCTGTTGCTTTTCCTTTTCCAGATTTTGGCTCTGGATGAAAGAGTTCATATATCGGCACCATCTGCTCTAGATAATCCTGCCACTGGAAAAGAGTAAGCTTCCCTATGTTCCAGGGGGCGATTCCATAGAACCGAGTTATGAGGGGGAAGTCAAGCTTCCAATCTACTTCTTGGTCGGCCCCCTCTTCATGTTTTTTGCTTTTTTCGTTGCCTTTCCGCCTAGCTCTGAGACTATCCCTGCCGCCTCCTCGAAGTTGTCGAGGTCTATCAATAGACCCATCGTCTCCAGTTTCACCTCGGGGTGATTCTTCTTCAGGGCACACCAGAGGAGGAACCTCACCCCTATCATCGAGCCCATGTTCTTATCAATATCCTTAAGAGTAACTGGCTTTGCGGCCGCAGATCCGATAGCCTCCGCGAGCAGGCTATCCTCCAGATCAGACCCCTCAAGCGATCTGAGCAGGGCTTTGTTTCTCACTTCCCTGATAACAAGCTCAAATTCAGCCAAGTCGTCAATGTCTAGGGGAGAAACTTTGTACTCTTTGCCCTTTATTTTTACTGTGCGGGGCGTCCCCGCCATATCTGGTAATGCAGTCATATCACTCTCCTAATCTCTGTCATAATCAACCCACTTATGACGTTTTTTGCTCCTCTTTAGGGCCGCACGGCTCAAGGAGTTTCTAGCCTTATTACACCAGCCCTGAAAATCTTACTACGCGCTTGTGGATGCAACAGTCAGTGCCACCTTACCGGTGGAGGCAAAGTCAAAGCTGATGGGCTGCCCTCCATCATGAGGAGCGCCTAATGTTTCCCCAGAAATCAAAGCCCAACAAGAGTAAGTGTTGCCATCCTTCGCCTCAAGTTTTAAATAGACCACCGTTCCACCAAGCACGGCATCCTGAAGGACCTTCTGGCCATTGGTATCCTGGAGATACCAAGATCCATCGAATGAACCGCTGAAGTCCCTCTTTCCGGCTATCCTAGTTTTGTCCGCCTGAAACTTGGGGGTCTCTATTAAATCCACTGCTATATTCCCAGTCCAGTTCCCTATCTCTGCAACCTCATTTAGAGGAGAGGAGGCAATCCCCACATAGACCTTTCCTAGATACCCCGCAATTGCTTTCGTCTCGGCCATTATTGTTCACCTCCATATACTTAATAAAAAAGCCCTCCAACCGCTCCGTGGCCACGGTTAGAGGGCATATCTCGGTTAGCTAGACCGAGTTTATATTTCTATTTTGTCAGAAATTAAGATTTGGACTTTTGTAATTCAATCCGATATTCTAAAACCTGATGAAATGTGCCCGTATCTTCTTCGTATAAATCCCGAGGGGGGCCTTGCCTCTGGCAAAAATATATCCCCTCACCTAATACAGCTTCATCCATTAAACTGGTAACTGCCTCCGATATGACCCCGCAATGATGGCCTCCTGATACAGGGACGCCACTTTTGTCTTTGTTCTGACAGTATATGTCTATCTGAGCCAGCACCGAATCCCTCCAGCTCGTAAAAGTGTCCTTGTTACTGCCGGTTACAATCCAATAGAGAATATAAGGGAATGATGTCCCCTGGGGGGCTATTTTATGAAAAATTCCTGTTACAAGATTTGCTACCGCACTGGGTTCATCGTCAGTAGTATTAAGTTTATTGTAAATTCCAACTTTCAGGGCATTTATATCAAGCATTTTTGATAGCCTTCAACTCAAGATGTATCCCATCACCGATTCTTTCTGCCTCTTCCACCTTAAGATTACAGTTGTAATTATAGATCTCAGAATACCACGAGGACCTATCGAAATAGTCAAATGTATGCAGACAAAGAAGTCTAATATGTGTGGAATCTGCTATTCCTTCCTCGGACAGTCCATAAGGAGCATGGATTTCTACTCTGGCATCAGGCTTACAAACCCTGAAAATTTCCTCCATTAGAGGATTGAAGTTTGTGATATGCTCCAGAAGATGTGAAGTGTATATTTGATCCACGCTATTAGTCCTGAAAGGAAGACCTTCCTCGAACTCAGCTACCACATCAGGTCTTATCTCCTCATCCTTGTCGACACCGACATAGCCCAATATCCTTTTGGGCCCACAACCTAAGTTTAACTTCAAGATGTTGACTCCCTACGTATAGTGTATGGAGGGAAATTTATGCCCCCATTTCTTCTTTACTCGCTCCATTATCCCTTTCCGATCCTTCATCCAGCTAGGAATTAAATGGATAGAAGTGCCATCGTCAACATGTTTGGCATTTCCTGCCAAAATATAAACACCTAATCCTTTATCGAGACACTGAAGACAATAATCAATTCCATAACAGTGCCAGGTATCACCCAGCATTTTCTCATCAAATCTCAATCCCTGCCGTCTATCAATTATCAGGCAGCACTCATCAAGCGTCTGGGCTGGACAAGAAAAAGGTCGAGAGAGGCCCCAAGCCGTGCCCCAGTTTCCATCCTCATAAACTGTTCCCACAATTCCCAAAATTCCCCAATCCTTAAGCCTGCACTCCTGGAGAATGAAATCCTGAAACCAGTTCTTACCTAGAACTACATCGGGATGAACGCACATGATTATATCGTTATGTGCTTTCTCTATCCCACAATTCAGAGCTTTTGCCCCGCAAGCCCAATTTCGGTTGTTAGAATTCTCCAGCCTTATGAACTCAACCTCTCTAGGCAAACAAGGCAGAAGATATTTCCCCAGCATTCCAGGATACCCGTCAATGGTCACAACTGTTATATCGGATAGTTCTATTGGTTTGTGTATAACCAAACCAGCCTCTTTAGCAAAAGAAGAAATATCTAGATCCACAGGTTCAAAATTCATAGGACAGAGGTTAAGTAAATATTCTGCCGTCTTGCCAGCAGTTTCCCAGTCAAGCTTTTTTCTAGTGTCAACCCCAAAACCCACGTAAAAATAGAGCTCTTCTGTTGGCGTGAAATGCAGCTTAACTTTATCTGGCAATTTAAACTTCCCTAAGTTTGGCATTATATCTGGATATCCATAGCAGCACCGCTGGGTTGAAATCTTCTGCCCAGATTTCATGGTGCTACGAGCCTCTTGTCGTATATGGTCGTCCTTCCAAACTTTTCCTTTCAATTTTCTCCTTGCCCGATGATGTTTCGTAATTGCTTTGGGACAATGGACGAATCGACCCCATCGCTTGCTCCTAACGGTCAATTCCGTATCGCACCAGTAATGGACATACCCAGGATAGAAGATATTCCCATTTAAGAATTCCTCAACATATTTCCTGGAGATCAGCCCGTGGGGGGCGAGCCTGTCGTCGAACTCATCCTGGAAGGAGACCAGCCCCATCCCGTCGGGGAATGACTCATTGAAGGTTGACACCGCCTCGGTCAGCCAGTTGGGATTGACCTCCACGTCGTCAGCAAGGAAGACTACCAAGGGGGAGTCCGTCTTATGATAGCCCTCGTTAATTTTCCCGACATACATCTCTCGCTTTTCCTTGATGAGAACCTTGACACCATCGAATTTTTTGACAAGCTCTGTGGATCTAGGGTCATCCCTATCGGTTATAACCACTACCTCATAATTAGGGTAGGCTGTGTTTTCAAAGAGCACGCTCAGGCACTTCGCCAGCTTCTTGTAGCGCTGGCGCGTGGGAATAAGGATCGATACTTTTTCCATTTATTTGCTCGTCAGGATTTTCGCTATTTCTTTTTTATTTTTTTCTAATCCTGGACGTAGAAAGGGCCTAGCGCTAAAACGACTGCAACCAAATTCAAGTGGCAAACTATAAATCAAATTTGTGCCGACCCTGCCTGTGACGCCCTTAGCATCCCTTTCCACCTCGTATGTAATGCTTCTGCGAAGTGTCCCTGTCACTACCCCTGGGGGATCCCCTGGTGCCGAGGGGCTCTTACCGCTAAGATCCTTCTTTATTTCGCTCTCCAAAAACCGACAGGCTTTATCCATATTCTTCTCACATTTGGCCTCTACTTCCTTTTTAAGCCGATCTCCATACCACCTTACAGACATTTTACCCCCCTAAGATGAAAGCCCGTACCAACAAGCCCACAGTTAGCGAAGAAAGAACCCAGATAATAGTTGAAACTGCCCAAGTAGGCCGATGTCCCATCTTCTCCACTTTTTTAACTAGACCTTTAAAATCATTGCTTTTGAAGTCATTGAACATCTTGATAAAATTATCCACTCTTTCCCTAGTGATCCTCTCAAAACTAGAATTCTTTGGAGCCATTTTCAGTACCCCCTTTTCCGCTCATCTTCTCTTTAATGCAAAATCCAGATCTCTTTTTGTCATGTAATTCTTGGATGAGGAGTAGGATGCGATCTTCCTCTGGATCAGCAACACCGCCTCCTCGTCCTCCACCTCGATCACGCTTCCCCGCCAGTAGCCCAGACAGTCTTTCCTTAGTTTGATGTACATTCATTTAACTTCTAATAAATCGAGTCGGTAATATCTACCTGCCTCATCCCAATCCTTGATCAGTGAGATCTCAAAATCCCGGGATCCGAATCTAACCTTATCAGCCTCAGTTATAGCCACCACGGGCATAGCCATAAAAAGTCTGTGGGAAGCAAAGACAGTCGTTTTTCCTGCAGTAAATAATTCTCTTCCAGAGTAGGGCTGCAGTCTGCAGGGAACGCTCGCTAGGCTCTTAATGCTAGTAATCTTGGCGGTAGCCCCCGATGATCCCCCCTCAATGGTCTCACCAGCCTGGAAATCGGTGCTACTCCTCTCGTAGATCTCAAGATAGTCCGCGCCCACTAGACCCACTTTTGCGGTCGCTCCGCTCTTATCCCCGGTGATGGTCTCCTTTACCGTAAAAGTCCCGACGATAGTGCTTAAATTCAGCCTCTCTATGTCGGCCCACACTTTAGGGTAAGGAGGAAAACCGTTGGGGATCTCGTAGCCTCTTCGAAAACTAACACGATTGTTGAATAAGTGCTGCACTAGACAACTCCGATCATGGGCTTTTTTCTAACATAGGGTCGTATCAAGACGTCCGCCTCCCTGACCCCTGCCAGTGGTTTTTCAGCGGTTGAGTAGGAGTAATCCCCCATTTTCTCTGTCCCTTTGTAGTATTTTGTATAGAGGGTCGGATCGTTCTCGTACCGGCAGAGAATTACACAGGCTTGTTTGATGGCTAGGGGCGGGTCATTTACTGCGCCGTCAGTGTTATTGACATTGGCGGTGGCCTCAGAGGTACCTCCGATAATCTGCTCATCACTATTAAAGTTAGTGGAGCTTCTTTCCACTATTTTGAGGTAGATTGAGGTCACTTCTTTGATGATGGCAGTTGCGGTACTGGCTCCCCCGGTGATGGTCTCACCTACTACGAAAGTCCCACTTACACCGTCTATATCCAGTCTCTCAGGCCAGCCAACCGTCCCCTTGAGCCTCACATTCCCCTTGCCTGCTGGGAATAGGTGGCTGTCCTCTAAGAGGACCTGATACTCCTGGGCTAGTATGCTGGAGTAGACTGAATCCTTATCATACTCCCACTCACTGGATCCTATCTCAATATCATTCACATATACATTGGAGATCCAGAGGAGATCCTGGTAGAAGGAAGGGAAAATCCTATTGTAGCCATTGCCGTCAATTCTCACATCAAAGGCTTTAGGGTAAAAGCAGTCCTTAGTGAGCCGTTCCACCTGTTCCTCGATGCGGTCAATGACAGCCTGTTGCTCAGGATCCCCGTAATTCCCAGGCCAGTTGTCAACGTCATCTTCGTGAACGTATTTACCTATAGCTGTATGAGGTTTCTTTGGCAAAGTTATTCTCCATCTTCACAGAATTTTTCATATCCATACGGGGCTTGATTAGGCTCAAGCCCCC